AACGCGAAAGAACGCGCAGCTGCTTATACCGCCAAACTGAAGGCAGCGGGTAAACTAGCCAAAGGCGGCACTGTCGAAAAATACGCCGCAGGTGGCGCAGGCAAAGTCCGCAAGGGCATGATGAAAGGCAAGTAAGATGTCACGTTGCAAGACCGCTAATATGTCAATGGGCGCCATGAAAAAAGCTGGAGGCGGCAAGGTACAAACCTCCGCTGATACTGCCCGTAAGCTGGCCACAGAAATGGGCGGTATGAAAGATGGCGGCGCTATGAAGCCCGTCGATAGTAGCAAGAACCCCGGCTTGAGTAAGCTCCCTTCAGAAGTCCGCAACAAAATGGGCTACATGAAAAAGGGCGGTAAACCTAAGGCAAACGGCCTTGCTGTCATGATCGCTATTGGTTCGCCGATGAAGGGTGAGAAGAAACCCGTTAAGAAAATGGGCGGCGGCATGATGTATGCTAATGGTGGCAAGCCCGATAAGTTTGCTCAAGGCGGCGCCGGCAAGGTTCGTAAGGGCATGATGACACCTGAAGGCAATATCATCCATGCTATGAACAAAATACGCGGCAAGTAATGCCCGCGCGGTCAAAAAGACAATTTAGATTGATGTCTGCTGTTGCACATTCTCCAGAGTTTGCTAAGAAGTTGAATATATCGCAGAAGATAGGACAAGAGTTCGTCTCTGCGACGAAAAACTATAAGAAGCTACCGGAGCAAAAGAATGTCAGCGGAAGAAATAAGACGCAGAAGCGTTGAATTAATTAGCGAACAGCGCGACCGCGCGGCGCAATACAGCCTTAACGCAAGGTTTACACCATCTGCTTATGCAAGCGATGGCCGCATCTCAGCCACCACAGCAGAAGAAATTGCCCTTCAAGTCATTGAGGGGAATGCGCTTGTGCGTGCGTACACGGACGCGATTGCAGTGATTAACGAGGTCTACAGGAAAATGCATAACCCTGACGACGATAAAATACCGGAGCAAGTAAAGAAGGAGAATTTCTGGTGAGTGAGAACATATTAGGGATTAAGCTTCCGCCTAATCAAGGCTTGAGCCATGTCGAGGCGCACGAAGAAGGTCTGGCGCAGGAGCTGATTGATCAGCAATTTATAGCCATGACTGGCAAGCCGTTTGATATGCGGCCAGCCGGCTACCTTGTCGCGCTGAAGATCTACGTCGAGCCGGACGAGCTGAGCGTCGTTGAAACCGATGATGGCAAATCAGTAACCCTCTACCGGCCAATCAGTGTGCAGGCTGAAGAGAAGTATCAGTCCTGCTCAGCACTGGTATGCGCACTTGGACCTGAAGCCTATAATGGCGAAAAGTTCAACGACAGCGGGCCTTGGTGCAAGGTTGGCGATTGGGTGATGATCCCTCGCTATGAAGCCACTGCTGTTTCCTATCGTGGTGTAGCTGTTGCGCTCATTCCTGATGACCGCATCATGGCTGTCATCACTGATCCGACTGACGTTAAGTCAGTCAAAGACGCCACGAAATTTTAATGGAGGTTTAAATGATTGATGGTGATGATGGCCCAGAAGAGTTGGATCTTCCACTTTTTGAAGAAGGCCCTACTGATAGCGTTGAGCTTGAGCTTGATGACGATGATGTTGGCGGTAATCTAGTTGACTACTTGGACGAGTCCGAGGAAGACGGCGAGGTTGTTGCTGAAGACGAAGAGGAACCTGAGGAGGAAGAGGACTCCGAAGATGATCCAGAAGAAGCCGAAGCTGAAGACGATGATCAGGAAGAGCCGGAGGAAGAGGAAGAAGATCGTCGCCCTCGCAAGCGTGACGCAGAACGCCGAATTTCCGAACTATCTCGTCGTGCTCAAGAAGCTGAACAACGTGCTCAAGAGATTGAGGCTAGGCTGCAGCAGGAATCGGCATTAAGGCAGCAATCCGACCTTGCCATGATGACCCACTATGAGCAACGCCTGCGTGGTGATGCTAATGTGATTCTTGGGCAGATTGAAGAAGCGATCTCAATGGGTGAAAACCGCAAGCAGGCTGAATTGCAGGCGCAGTTCAATCAGCTTCAAAACGATCTGTCTGGCATCGACGCATGGCGCAAAGATGCTGAAGCTAAGATGGTTGAGGCGCAGCAGACCCCTGCCCAGCCTGAACCTAAGCAGCAACAGCAGGTGACTCTGGAGCCTCGGACTCGTGACTGGGTCGAGAAGAACGCTTGGTTCCAGCCTCAGTCGCCTGACTTTGACGCTGAAATGCATGAAGAAGCTACAATGTTCGCTCGTCGTTTGGAACGTCGTTTCAAAGCCGATGGCCGTGCGGATGAGATTGGAAGCGCTTCTTACTTCAAGGAAATCGACAAGCACATGCGAGCTGAGTTTGCCGATGCCATTCCAGACAGGTCAGCTCCTAAGAAGGCAACACCAAAGATGAAGCGAGAAAATACAGTCGCTCCAGTCGCGCGTAGCGGAGGTTCCGACAGCCCTACAAAGCGTACCGCCAAGATTGTTATGTCAGCGGCTGATCGCCAGTTCGCTCGGAACATGGCTGCGTCAGGAGCATACAAAAAACCAAATGGTCAACGCATGAATGATGCAGAGGCAGAGCGATATCACGCTGCCTTTATGCTTAAGCAAAGGAAGGGGTAAACTATTATGGCAAGAGTATCACGAGTGGCTCAGAGCCGCACAGCAACAACCCGCAGCTCGGATATGCGTCCGCAGTCCGAAACGCACTTTCAGTCAAAGCTGCACGTTCCAAGCAACAAGATCCCTGATGGGATGACGTATGCTTGGGTCCGTGAGTCCACGCTCAACGAGCCTGATCCCGACAACATGACGGATCGCATGGTTCGCGGCTGGGCTCCAGTTCCGGCAGCTCGCCACTCTGAAATGGTTCCGCCTCCGCTGCCCGGTCACGAAGGACTGGAAGCGTCGGTTATTCGTCGCGGCGGCCTTATTCTTTGCGAACGGTTTACAGAAGATGTGGAACTCTCACGTCAGGAACGCGACATTGAGAATATGGAAGTTCTGCAGGATGTGGCTTGGACTGGTCAGTCGGATCCGAATATGCCGCGCATTGACGACAGTAGTGTTGGATTTGAGCGCGTCACTTCGTTTAAGGATTAACAGCTCCGGCCACAGTGAGTAATTACTGTGGACCCACTAAGCCCCCGCTGGTTTCAACGCCGGTGGGGGTTTTTTTATGTTGTTGACGTAAGTATTGAATTAAGTTATTTGTGATGTCCTCGACGCAGGTCACGTATCCTGCACCTCGATGGTGGTCACGTATCCACTCCTACGGCGGGTAGTCGTTTCGATGTCGCGTTACGTATCGCGTCACCTAGCAGGCAGGTTAAAGCCCAATCATTCATTTTAGCATGGAGAAACCGTATGTCTTACGGCACGAATGCGCCTAATGGTTTTCAGCCCGTCAAGAAACTTGATGGATCTGCTTGGACTGGCGCGACTAACCCTTACCAAATCGCAAACGCTTACGCGACTGCATTGTTCCGTGGCGATCCTGTAACAATTCTTACTGACGGCACACTCGGTGTCGGCGTTGCTGGCGCTACCTGCGTTGGCGTGTTCTGGGGTGTTAAGTACACCAGCAGCACTGGCGTTGTGACGTTCCAAAACTACTGGCCGGGCAACCCGGGCGTTCTCACCGGCTCGACCGTTGAGGCTCTCGTGATTGATGATCCGAACACAGTGTTCTCGATTCAAGAAACCAACGCTTCTGGCGCAGCTGGCACACCGCTTGCTCTCGCTGATCGTGGCTTGAACATCAACTTCCTGTACACTTCTGGTTCGACTGCAACGGGTACTTCCGCTGTTTCGATCAATAATGCAACGGAAGCCGACACCAGCACGCTGAACTGCAAAATTCTCCAGCTTGACCCGACTCCGGGTAACGTCATCGGAGCATTTGCTAACTGGCACGTTGTCCTCAACAACCACTTCTATCGTGGCGGCGTCACCGGCATCTGATAAGCCAGTAAGGAGAATTCAAAATGGCTATTAATACAACCGCAATCCGCGACCTGCTCCGGCCCGGTTTGGCCGCCGTATTTGGCGACTATCCGATGTACCCCGGTCAGTGGTCGGAAATCTTCGAGAAGCACACGTCCGATAAGGCCGTTGAAATCGAAGTTGAAGTTAAGCTGCTTGGCTTGGCTCAGATCAAAGCAGAAGGTGCCTCGACCGCTTACGGCGAAATGGGCCAACGCTTTGTAACGAACTATGTAAACCGTTACACCAGCATTGGTTTCATCATCACCCGTCAGGCGATCAAGGACAACTTGTACCAATCGTCGTTCCCACTGCAGGCGAAGGCTCTTCGTCAGTCGATGGAACAGACCAAAGAAGTTCTCGGCGCATCCGTTCTGAACAACGGCTTCTCGTCGAACTTCCCAATTGGTGACGGCCAGCCACTGTTCTCGACGGCTCACCCCATCGACAACGGTACTGTTGCCAACACCTTCACGGTACAGGCTGACTTGAACGAAACGTCGCTTCAGGATGCCATCGTTGGTGTTCAGCGCTTCCGTGATGCTGCGGGTCTCCGCATCATGACGAAGCCTACGAAGCTCATCGTTCCAGCAGAACTGCAGTGGACGGCGACTCGCCTGCTCCAATCGCAGTTCCGCGTCGATACAGCGAACAACGATATCAATGCGATCTACAACAACTCGGCGGTTCCGCAGGGTCATCGCGTTAACATGTTCCTGACCGACACGAACGGTTGGTTCTTGCTCACCGACGCTCCTAACGGATTCAAGCACTACGAGCGTGAATCTCTCGAAACCGATGTCTACACGGACTTCGACACCGACAACCTCAAGGCGAAAGCCATTG